TTGTTTTCACGAAACCGGTTCAGTGGAGCCGTCGCCTGGCTGCTGATTTGTTCGTAGGTACCCCTGTGACATCCATACAACCACGCCGGGGTGCGTGTTGATACTCTGCAACTGATATATTACACGCCAACTGCACGTCACATTATCATGCCCTTCACTACGTTGCGCGCCGCCGTACCGAGCACCCGCTCGGCACCATCAATGGCGCGCTTGGCCATCTGCGACCGCATCGCCCCACCGAACGCACGCGCCTCCAGCATGAGCTTCTCAGAGACGTACCGCACCACCGGCACCTGAGACAGGTGTGCGTGGCACTGGTGAACCTCGTGAGGGCCCGAAGGAGGCGGGCGGTTCGGCATGGACGGTACGATAGAGCTCGTGGCTGCACCAGACGAGGTGACGCTCTCCGTCCCCTCAACATGGTAGATCAACTCAACGGTGAGCACGTCCTTGGAGGGCTCAAGACCCTCCGCGCGCACCACAAGCTGAGTAAACCCGGCACTACTGCCATAGCCCAAGCCCGCTGCCGCGATGCCTGTCCAACCCGGCACGTTGGCCCCCAACTTCTGCTCGTACGACTGTTGCGTCCCCTCCAAGAAGGAGGTGGACGCCGCGCCAGCGATCGGGAACGTGATCTCAACACCACCCTCGGACATCAGTTCAGCAACCGTGAACTGGAACCCGCGGGGGAGGTTGAGGATCGACGTGCTAATCGCATTGACGGCCCCATCAAAGGGGATGTCGTACATCGCAGCCGAATTGGCCAGCGTCGTGCCGGTGTCAAATACCAGTGGCTGCTCATACGTGGCAGGTAGGACTGCCCCGTAAACACGCCCACCGGATTTGGTGAAATCAATGTTGGTCTTGATGCGTGCACCCATAGCCACAATGCGGTAATTGGTGTACAGTGCCGCCAGCGATGCTGGCGTAACCACACCACGAACAACCAGGCCAGCAGGCGGCGCACCACCGGGCGAATACGAGTTCGCTCCGGTGGACGAGCCGGTATACTGGACGAAGCTGCTCACAAGGTGAGGCTGAATGGAGAAATCCAAACCACCACCGGCCGACGAAGTCAGCACGATAGGGGCGTGGCACTTACGCGTGGTGGTATTCACCGCGTAAGGCTCCGGAACTGTAGCACCTTCCGCTTGCTTGCTGAAAGGGTGCAGGAGGGCCGCGAGGTATTTAACCGCGGTCTCCCCCATTGTCGCCTTCGGTCGCGAAACCTGGCGCAAAGTCCGTGGCGGTCCGCGATAGGTCGGTGGACCTGTCACTTTCGGCCGCGGGACCGGGCGCTTGGGCTTCCTGTTCTTCGCCACCATTAAAGCAGTTAAAACAATGCAACCGGAAAAGAAATCCTTGCATACACTACAAGACTCTCAAGTTATATGTGACGAGCGGGTCGTGACCCGCCACAAACCTGAGGCAATTTGTTCGACCCTTGCAGGCCGGAGGCACTCACAACGCCACAACGGCGCGCATATCCACACACCACAGCCCATGCTTGGTGGCAAAGGATATGTGATCCTCCAACAACTCCTGCTTCCACACCGGGACTCGGACCACCACGGCGAACGCGGCCCGGGTCTCATCATCCGGTGGGCTGGCCCAGCGTTTGTGTGTCTCATACACACCATACGCGTACTCCTCATCGGCATTGCGGAGGGCCTTAGCCCCCAATGCCACTGCCAAGCTGCGCACGTGATTGGCCAACCGCCAGCCCACAGGGCAGCGGTCATACCGATCAACGAGCGCATCTGCTCGTGCAGTGATCATCCCTGCGGCCACGGTGATGTCCTCGACACCACCAACGCAGACACACGCCTTAAGACACATACGCGCCCACGAATGGAACGCATAGCCTACGCCGTTGTAGCAACCCATCAAGCTACCGACGTGCGGCAAGCTGCCGTTGATCCACGGGCCCTGGCCCTCGATCTTCAGCTTCTTCCGCACCATACGACCACACGTCTCCACGGCACTGGCCAGGCGGGCGGAAACCCTTGCCCAAGCCGTGCGGCGGATGCATATGGCGTTGTCGTCGCCCTCTGGCAGCACAATCCAGTCCAGCGGTGACAGTCCCAACACCTTATCACACAACACGAAAGCCACCCAGAGGGTGGTAACCGCATTACAACAAGATGTATAGGACACGCCACTGGGCAAGCGCGCCTCTCTAGAACGCAACTTCCCGCCTACTGCCCTGGCCTTGACACCGCTCCGACGAAGGAACGAGCCAAGCGGCGAATGGTGTAGGAGTAAACTCAACCACACCAACAAAGAGGCAAACCGGCCAAAATCACGACTCACCGTGTTGCCGTCAAAAGCCTCCCCGTCTAAGAGCACGACATGCATGTCCGCACCCAGTATTGCTGCAGCTTCCTCGAAGGGTTTCGCCTTCTCGGACTGTGTCAATCCCTTGAACGTGGGTCGGGCCCGCTTCAGCCACCGCTCAAAGAGCAAAATGACCAAGTGAGCCATGACCACGTCATGCTGCTCGGAATTGAAGATGCAGCGCGGTATCTTACCTGCCTTCAGATATTCCGCCTTAACGAAAATGGAGCCCAG